AATCTTTGGAGGTCGTCCTTATAGATGATACTATTATCGTCAGGAGGAACCCGGCTCTCGACGACCCGGATGGTATGAAGCCAGCTGACGAAGGACCCGACGCAGAGACCGAGGAACTGTCTAACATTGTCGTTCGAAGGCCAATATCCTCCTGTTTGGGTAGGGTCACTAAGGAGGAGGCTGACCAGGTCCAGCTCTGGATCCGGCAGCTGGAGCAAGAGGGCTAAGTATGGGATTCTTCGATAGGTTCCTGGACTTTTTTGGGATAAAGCGGAGAGAGCGCGTTCAAACCATCGCAGCTCTGCCTTCTGTCCTTCAGGTTCAGGAGCCTCAGGAAGTGTCCGATCAGAGACGGCTACCTGGCGTCTCTAAAATTCCGTCCATCGAAAGAAAGGTGAGGGCTAGAGGCCTTAGCTATTTCGTCCCGACGGGACAACGCAGAGAGTGGGTTTACCCACAGTATGATCATTACGAAGTCGAAGTCATCTTCGATATAGAGTCTTACTTCGCTAGAGCCACGAGAGCAAAGCTCAACCTTTTTCTAAGAGAGGGGTTTGAGTTTGTCGGATCCAATGACGAGAGAGTCGAATATGTTAGAGCTCGCATCAGGCAGATTGAAAGGGTGTCGGGGCTTCCGTTTGAATCACTCCTATATCAGACCTGCAGGGATCTTCTTGTTCACTCTAATGCCTACTGGGTAAAAGTCCGGAAGCCAGAGGCTTCTGGGGGCAGAACCCGTACGGTTGGTCAAAAGATGGTCAAGCCCGTTGCGGGCTATTTCTCCCTCCCGCCGGAGACGATGGTTCCCCAGGTTGACTCAAAAGGGAACGTTGTTCGTTGGAAGCAAGAGATTGACGGCGAAGAGCGGATCTTTGCTCTAAACGATATTGCCCACTTCTGTACTAACAAGAAGTCTGGCTATCCTCTCGGAATTCCTAGCATTATCCCAGTAAAGGATGACATTAGGGCTCTGAGGAGTATCGAAGCGAATATTGACGTGCTTATTCATAAGCATCTCTTCCCAATCATTCTCTGGAAGGTTGGAACGACAGGCGTCGATGGGATCCCTGCCCAAACCTTTGCGAATGGTGATACAGAGATTGATATCGTAAAGGAAGAGATTGCGAATATGCCTACAGAAGGCTCTCTTGTTGTCTCTGAACGCTATAACGTTGAGGCTATTGGGGCAGAGAATAAGGCTCTTAGAGTAGAGGCTTATCTCACTCACTTTAGGGAGAGGCTTCTAGCAGGGCTGGATGTGTCCTCTGTCGATGTTGGCATTGGTAATACAAGCTCTAGGAGTACAGCACAGACCCTCTCTAGGAACCTTATCGATACCGTGAAGCTACAGCAGACGGTCATCGAGAACCTTGCCGTCAGAGTTATAGAGGAGCTATTGCTGGAGTCTACTTTTGCTCCAGACTCTATCCTAGAACCGGATAACCTGGTGTTTCTCCGATTTCACGAGATTGACAAGGAAGCTAAGCAGGCGGAGGCTAATCACCTCACTGACCTGTTCCTGAAGAATGTCATTACCCATCCAGAGCTAAGAATGGGGATTGGGCGAGAGCCTCTGACTCCTGAAGAGGAGAGTGAGCTTCATTGGGAGAAGTTCGCTAAGAAAGAACTTCTTATTAACTCTGTTGATGAGGACTCTGGTCTCGGCGTAGGAACGGCAACTAAGATCCTTAGTGGTGGGTCAAGTACTTCTGGGGGCTCGTCTGGTTCTGTCCAGAATAAGAATAAGCCGAAGAATCAGCACGGCGAGCGGAAGAGCACTAAGCTAAAGAAGGATAACTTTAGGGATTCCTTCCGGGATGCTTTTGCTGCTTCTAACACCTTGGAGAATCCAATTCTTAGGTGGCATCTGGCGATCAGAGACGAGCTTCAGGCCCGCTGGGCTATTGGTGATCTTGATTTTGACCTCGCTGAGGCCGATATTAGAACGACTTATGATATAGCTTATAGGGACTTCATTCCTATACTTAGGGAGATTGTCAGGGAGAATTACCCGGATCCGGAGAGGATTCATAGTCTATACGCGTCTACTGAACGCCGGGCTAGGAAATATATCGATCGACTGATGAAAGATGTTGTCAGGCAGCTCAAAGTTGGGAAGAACTCGCCTAACGTAATCTTTGATTCAGTGAGGTATAGGACGGTTCTTATTCACGATACTGAGCAGGCCTGGGCCGAGAATCTAGCTCGCTTCAGGTGGTTCAAGCGGTATAGGCAAGATATGCAGATCGCAAAGGTACGGGATGCTTGTGAGATTTGTACCAACCAATTGACCGTCATAAAGTGGGATGATAGACTTGGGGAAGCTAAGATCCCGCCGTACCATCCACTGTGTCAATGTGGACTAGAGGCGGCCAGGAAGGCTGGACAATGAAGCTTGAACTCCGCGACTTTTTCTTCGCCCCCGCAGCGGGCCGTGCCGGCGGGCCTTCCGCCGACCCGGAAATCCGACAGAGGGCGGCTAGTAGTCAAGGCCTGAAAGTAACCTTTGTGGCTAGCCACGCTGGTATGAAGAACCAGAACAACGTTATGTACTCCCCCGCGGGTATGAAGAACTCTACCGTATCTTGGGTCTATCCCCAGCAGCGGCGCGTTCAGATCCATCACGACGACAAGGCCGACCCAATTGGGCAGGTTATTACTGCTCGCTATGAGCCTTATGGCGAGGCCACTGTACCTAAGGGCTATAGAGATGCTGTTGGACACCTTCAGGATGCGGGGACAAAGAAAGAGATTCTAGAAGCGGCAGAATTCCTGCAGGATTCGGGAGTCCTGAATCAGTCGACCTGGCGCGGTGTTGGAGAACTTGTTCTTGAGGCTATTGTTAGCGATTCTGATGCTATCCAGAAGATCCTGGATGGCCGTTACCACGGTATTTCGATTTCTCAGCGTCCGAAACAAGCCTTCTGTTCGATCTGTCATCAGGACTGGATCAAGGATGGCAAGTGCGACCACGTCCGTGGTGAGGTAGACGAAGAGACTGAGAAGTCTATGTTCTTGGTTGTTGGTGGCACTCGCTATACCGAGGCCTCCTATGTAAACCAGCCAGCAGATGAGTTTGCTCAGACTAAAAGCGCTGAGCACATTGAGCTTGATCCCCTTCTTCCGCCGCTCGCTGATTCGCTTGCGAACTTTGATGGTGGGGCAGAGTTGCTCCAGGCCAGCGAACTAGAGGTGAGATCATTTAAGCTCATCGACTCTCTAGACGAGGAAATTATGACTAAAGAAGCCAAAGAACTTGCTGATGAGCTTGGGGCTGAGACTGTTCCTAAGCCAGCCGAAGAGGAAATCTCTGATGGGCTAGAGAAGCCTGTTGAGGTAGAGGATGCGCCGGCTCTTGAAGAGGGTGCAGAAGACGAGCCTAAGGAAGCTGACGGGAAGGAGCCAGATCCTGAGGCTACTTTGGAGGAGGCTCTGCGGCTTCTGTTTGAGGCTGAGGAAGACCTTACTCCTGAAATGGTTGATGCCATCAGAGGGGCCGTCTTTGATCTTGTTGAGGGAGACGCCAAGCTGAGCACCAAGCAGCGTAAAGCTCTTGCTCCCTCTCAGTTCTGCGGGCCCCAAGAATCTTTTCCTGTAAATGACTGTGCTCATTACACTGCTGCCAAGCGGCTGATCGGTAAATATAAGGGGCCGGGCGACAAAACTAAGATTATGAGTTGTGTCAATACTAAGGGTAAGGCACTGGGCTGCCCGACCGCCAAGAAAAAGGGCGACGACGAGGAGCCCGAGGGAATTTGTACTGAGTGTGGTAGAGATACCGTTCTAAACCTGAGTTCTCTAGCTGACGAAGAGCTTATTGAAAAGCATCTTGAAGCTGAGAAACTAATGGTCGATCGTAAGCTCCATCTTCCAAGGACTTGTAAAGAGTGTGAGGAGAAGGATGCTGAGCTCAAGGAGGCAAACGAACTTATCCCAGATCTTGAGGAGACTGTAAGAATTCTTCGCAAGGAGTGGCAGGACGTTACTTTTGAGCATCGTGCCTCTGAAGAGTCTCATCAGGATACTCTTGTTGAACTCGAGGCCACGCTTGTTGGTTCCGTTACGAATCATCGTCTTCTGACTGACAAAGAGTCTTCAGAAGAGGAGATTCAGGAGCAAGTCAAGGCGATGTCCTTGGATGATCTGCGGAAGGCCGCGAAAGAAATAGATCTTTCTGAAGTTATTTCTTCGGCTCGCAGCGGACTATCACAGGAACCTGAGGGAGAGATTGACGCTAGCGATGTAGAGCCAGACGAAGTTGTAGTTGACGAGGATCAACGCAAGATTGCGGAAACCCTCGTGAAGTTTATGAAGGACTATCCAACCGCTATGGCCCAGAGCTATCTAGAGCAGCTGGTCAAGCGCGGTAAACTACCCGAGGACTTCACTCTGGACAAAGCCTCGGATCTTGTGGCAGAATAGGCAATAAGGAGTTATCGGAATGACTCGACTTTACGAAGCAGTTCACAAGCAGTGGGATCACACTGGTTATAACGTACCTGAGCCGGAGCATTCGGAGTCGCAGTATCCTGCGGCAGAGCTCAAGCCGGCCGATTGGCTTCCTGTTGGACGATACGACAAGAAGTTCGAGGTTTACGCGGTTTGCGCAGCCGGTAAGGTTGTAGCAGTGGATAGGGAAGGTAGGGCTGTGCCCGCTGGACTCAAGCGTACATTTGAGGCAGCTGGTGGAAGTACTATCCTTACTTATGTTGCAGCTGACGTTACTGAAGGAACCATCGATCTCACGACCGGCGTAGCGGTGACCTCTGCTACTACCTATGACCAGACCGCCGTAACGGCAGCCCTTAGGTTGCTTGGCCTGATTACCGCGTCTGAGACTGCAAGGGATTTCATCTCTTGGCCAATCGGTTACGCTCCTTACACCTACTTCCAGTGGGCGGGCGGAGATGGCTGGAACCCAGCTCAGTACCGGCAGCATAACCATAACCTTCAGCATCAGGTAGCCTGTGGTACGGATAAGATCCTCCAGGTTCCGATGGTGCCGGCTGTGGTTACGACCGAGACTATGGGTGATGGAAGCATCCAGTCCACCGCGCTTACTTTCGGAACCACTCAGTGGATCGACTCTACTGGTCTGGGTCTGACGACTAGGTATTCAAGCCTGGTGAGTGCTGGTGATGATGTCGTTGCCTGTGTTCTTGCGACATATCCTGTTGCTACGATCACTGACGAGACCCCGATTGTCGACTCTGGATCGGCCCTAGCTGCAAAGACTGAGACTACCTCCATTGCTGCAGTTGCGGCTGGTGGATCGGGATACTTCTACATTGACTATGAAGCTGGCGTTCTCTTTGTGTACGAGAGCGGCGGAGACGCTGTCCCGGCCGAGTTTACTGATGGAGCTACTACCATCACTTACTACGGTTACGAGACTTCGGCTACTGGAACTGACGATATCGTTCAGGTTATCGGCGATGTGAAGGTTGGAGACTTTGTCACCTTTGACGATCTCTCTAACTATGTGAGGTGGGCTCCTGATATCGGGACGACCTTCGGCGGAAGTTCTGGTGACGCTTTCTCGGCTGACCCAGACTATGACTCGTCTTCGGATGCTACTATCTCGGCTCAGCTCGAGGCATTTGCGGTAGAGAATCAGTGTGGTGTAGTTGGACAGGTAATTGCTATCTGGACGTGGCCACGCTCTGGTCTAGAGAAGGTGATGACGCAGTATCGATCTCTTACTAGGTTTGAGGAGATGCCCGGTACAGCTACTGGCGGACGTAGTGATGCTCTTGTTCAGGCTAGTGGAGCTGACAAGGTTGCTGTCATTAACTTCTTGAGCCGGTAAAAAAGGAAAGGCTATCGGAGGATATAAACGATGTTTGATACCTTTGACCAGTACATGGCGGTCTTCAATAGTGGCGGCCTTGACCTCGCGGATAGAAGCGCAAGCGGAATCCCGAGAAATGTCACCCTAAAGGACTGGGTAAAGCACGGCGAGAAGCAGATGAAGGGCGTCCTCTCTACAGGAGAGGTCGAGTTCAAGGATACGATTGCCACTCCGGACATCACTCCTTGGCTTCCCCAGGTCATCGAGCGCAACGTGCTTGAGGCCGCTGAGCCACTTCTAGTTCTCACTACTCTCTTTGAGAGGATGGGATATGAGGCCGGTCAGGCGATCGAGTTCCCGGCAATCGGAGCTGTTCACGCGGCTGACGTAGCTGAGGGCGAGAGCTACCCGCTAGTCAGGCTACAGGAGAGTGGAGCTACCGTTACGGCTAAGGTCGGTAAGTCAGGCATTGCCTTTGAGATTACCGATGAAGCTATGACTCGTAGTCGCTTCGATCTTGTTGGTATGCATATTCGCGCTTGTGGTCGAGCTCTTGCTCGTCATAAGGAAGTGAAGTGCGCCAATATGATTACCGCTCTCGGCGTGGTTGCTTTCGATAACGTAAGTCCTACCGCTTCTATGTTTGGTGTCACCACCGGACGTGCGCTGAATGGCGCCGCGAATGGATCGCTTACGCTAGACGACCTCTTTGATGCGTTTGCTCAGGTTATGGTTGCCGGGTTTACCCCGAATACTCTAATTATGAACCCGCTTACCTTCGTGATGTTCCTAAAGGACCCAGTCCTTAGGGCGGTCACTCTGGCTGGCGGAAACCAGATTTGGTATGGCGGCTGGCGCGGTAACGCAGCTCAGCAGGGCCCTGGTAGCAGGACTCACGTCTCTGGTGGACAGTCTGTGACCTCTCCGCTTTCGGGCGGAACGCCTCAGGCGACTGCCTCTACTGCTAATGACTTCAACACCGCTCTGACTAGCGCTCCTGTTCTTCCGAACAGGTGGGCCTGGCCTCTGCGAATTGTTGTCTCCCCTTGGATTCCGTATGATCCGGCGACCAAGAGGACTGACATCGTTATCTGTGATGGTAGCGAGCTTGGGCTCTACATTGAAGAGTTCAGCACTAAGGTTGATCGTTGGCAGGATATGGCCGTTGACTCCACTAAGATCAAGCTGAAGGAGTCCTACTGCTTCCATATCCTGAATGAGGGACTTGGTGTAGCAGTGCTAAAGAACGTCAAGGTCGTACCGAACCAGGTGAATCTACCGGCTCAGGCAACGCATAGCGTTTCCGGAACCATTGATACCATCAACCCGGCTACTCCAGTAGGCTAACGCCTAGGAGTTAGACCCTGAGCCCTTCTATGGGCTGGTCTCTGACCCCTCCATCCACACATATGTTAGAATCCCTATTGAGGGATTCATATGCCTATAACTGTTACCTTTCAGCTTACCGAGGCCCGCTTTGCACCGTGGGGTCTTTTCACTGACACGGAAAAGCCCGCTCCTTTTGTCTGGCTTTCTGATGAGCATACAGTTGGAAGAGTAAGTCGGAACCATCTTTCCGAGTCTGACATCATTAGGATTAGAGCAGACGTTCGGTCTGGTCTCATTATTGTAACCGGACTGGAGGACGGTCCCGAAGTTCCTCCCCCGCCAGGGCCGACTCCTGTTGCCGTACCTCTCAACCCTCCGCTCGTTATGGATGTAGCTCAACTTATGCATAAGGAGATGGCCGAGGGAAAGAGATTTGAGGAGAGATTGAAGAGGGGCTACCCTAAGGTAGACGAGTTTCTTGACCGCCCGGCCCACGTTGTCCGGAAGGAACTGAAGAGTGCTGCGAAGAAAGGTATCACCCTTCCTTTCTTCCAGAGTTGCCGTAAGGGAGAGCTAGCAGGGAAAGAGCGGAAGACTGTCATTCGGCTTCTAACGGAGATTATCCAGAGGAAGGTTGCTGCGGTTGGAGCAACTGGTGCGACTAACCGAGTTACTGGTCAATCTCTCCTCTCCGATGCCTACTTCGATATGATCGAGGAGGAGGAGGAAGAGGATTCTGCAGAGGAAGCCTCACCCATTCCGTAAGTACCTTCTTTACGACCCCTCGTATTCCTAGTAAGATTTGAACTATGGCTAGCCCAACCATAGTCTCTGTTTCTCCCGCTTCCGGAGCGACCGGTGTTCCTACAAATGTATCCATCTCCGTCATCTTTGACCAGGAGGTGGATACCTCTCGTTTGAAGAATGGGGGAATCTTCCTTGAGGGGCCTGACGATAGTAAGACTATCGGGCCTTCCAATATCCATAAAGATCCGGCGGATACGGATGAGGATTCTTTCCTTCGGTCGCCTGGCCTTATGGGTATAAAGCCGACCTCTTTTACCTTCGATAGAGTAGATGGTTCTGGTGTTAGCGTTCCCTACTATGACTACGGAGATACTGGGGATGCCGGGGCGATCTATCGTACGAAGGTTACCATCACGCCTGATAGACCACTTGCGGCACTCACCGCTTATACGGTCTATATTGTTGGTGATGAAGACCTTACAGATAGCTATGACTTTGGTCTGTCCACCCGCTCGGTCTATGACACTAGAATGGGTGGCAACCTTGGGAATGGCGAGGTTGTATTCTATGGCGGTTATGTAGGTGCTGTTAGACAGCAGTTCCTTCTTGAGATTACGACCGCTGGTGCATCTGGAACGGCCGAGTACAACTGGTACACCAGTACAGATGCGACCATTAGATCGGCCAGAACTTCTCCTAGCTATAGGATTCTCAAGGACGGCGTAAAGGTACAGTTCCGCCCGGGTCTGACTTTCGAGGTTGGCGATACCTTTTCTGTGTGGTGCGACATCCCGGAGTATATGGATGGGGTGTCGAAGTATTCCTTCACGACAAGCTCTTATGAGGCTGAGACTGTTCCGGTTTCCTCTTCGACTCTGTCAGGAACCGGGACAACGACGAGCAGCAGCTCTCTTTCCGTCTCCTCTACCGTTCCGGAGGATCGACAGGACTTTGTTGCCATAACCACCACGGGGATTACGATAACCTTCTCTGCGAGTGTTGACTCTGCGACCATAACCGATAGTACGGTGACCATTACTGGGCACGCGGCAGATGGGTCTCTGACTGGTACTCCGGTCTACACGGAGATAATTACAAAGAGCCTGTCCGTGTCTGACACCGTTCTAACGATTACGCTAGATGCTGACCAGCTTTACCTCAATAATATTGTGGTGGTGAGTCTTGACGAGACTGTTGCTGATACAGACGGGAATACCCTTGGGGTTGATACTGAGTTCTACTTTGGGACGACGCTAACGCCCTTCTATGCTGGCGTTAGGCACGTTCGTTTGAGGCTTGGGGCAATCGGGAATTACTTCCCTGATGAGACGGTCTCTCTTGCTATCTGGGATGCTAGCCGAGAGGTTGATGCAATCCTTGCTCCATCTACCATTCTGGATACGATTGCCTATAACCGGGCGAGGCAGCAGTGGGTTGTCTGCTTTGCCGCTTGGGTTTTGGTATCAAGTTCCGGAAGCATTACAGGAAGTGTCAGGAAGCGTCTTGGGGACTTTGACGTTAGTCGTAGCGAAGGCTCTGGCTCTGCCGGGCTGGATGACACTCTTAGAGATTGCGTCAACCACTATCAGGCCTTGATAGAAGGCGGCGGGGACTTTGCTGGTACTCTTTCTGCTCCTCAGCGAGTCGTCAAGGGTGATTATAACGTTGATGAACCAAACTATGGTCGTGGATGGGATATGCCTACTCAGCCCTTCCCGTTTGTCAACAATAAGGTTCTCTATTCCGGCGAGCGGAGATGGCACAAGACCTTCCTTAGGAGAAGGATGAGTACCTTTAGGAGATACTAATCGTGGCTGACTGGATGAATATGTTTCCGTCAAGCACTGATGTAGAGACGTCTACGACGGCTCCTATCACTCGGTCTATCAACGACCTTGATATACGGAATGAATTTGACTCCTTGGTTCTTGGCCAGGCGGGCGAAACCCCTATTGGGCAAACCTTTATCTTTCGCAGAATGAGAAGAGATGACGATGGTGAGATGACTCGGTGTGTCTGTGTCGATACGGTTACCCTCGAACCGGATAGGGATTTTCCTTGTCCCTATTGCTATGGGACAGGCTTTCTCTTCGATGAGGAACTAATAACAGGTTATAAGGTGATTGCTGCAGCTCCTGGAGGTAGCAACGCTGCTGCTAACCTTCCGAAGACTGAGGTTGGCCATATGTATGTACCAGCAATCAGATTCTTCCTTTCGTACGATGCAGGGCCAACAAGGAACGATCGTATTATCGAGGTAGAAATGGATGCAGCTGGGGATGCCGTACAGCCTTATAGTCGCCTCGCAATCTATGAGTTTCAGCTTGTTAGGGCGATGCGAGGTGATAACGGGAAGATAGAGTTCTGGGTTTGTAGCGGTCAGAGACTTGGCCCAGAGACACTGGGGGCGGTTGGATAATGAGTGGAACTGTAGGACAGAATAACCTCCGCGAGGATATGCAACAGGGAGTTGTTGATAAGACTCCTTATCCCGACTCGCAGAATTTGGTTGAAAGCTCTGAGCGGCTCCGGGCTGCTGACGTAATTCAACCTTTCGAAAGGGCCCGCACAACCGAGATCAAGAATCTCGCGGAGTTCTATGTCCTTTTCGGAAAGGTTCTTGAGGTTGCTCGTGAATATGATGGCAGAGAGTATCCGATTAGATTCACTAAGGAATATCCTCCTATGGACACGGAACTCCCTACCTTTGCAGTGAAACTCATAAGTAGACGTCCCCTAGCACTCAAGGGCACGCGAGAGATGGGTTTTAGGCCTATGCCTGACCAGGCAGACCCCGATTTCCCAGGCGATATCCTTCACACAGAGCTGCGGAGACAAGAGAATATAATTCAATTGACCTGCTGGGCCAGGACTAATAAGGTTGCTGATGAACTAGCTGATTGGGTTGAGGACAAGTTCTTTGAGTATCTCTGGGCTTTCCAGTGGGCAGGTATTGCACATCCCGTCCATTGGCTAGATCGAGGTGAAGACGTGTATCGGGAAGAGCGGGAGCAGCAGATGTATGGTGCTCCTCTAACCTTTTCGGTGATCACAGGAAAGATGGTTTATAGGAGAGCAACCGCTCTTAGGAAGCTCGCAGTCTCTCTAGGAATCCTTCAGGAAGGGGACTGAGAGTCGTAAGTGAGCGAGAACTCGTAACGCCTTGACGGGCAAGGGCATTCGAGGGTACCATTATGGTGGTATTCAGCGAGGAATATAATGGCCGTAAAGCACTCTAACCTTCCGGGAATCTTCGACAATCTTACCGATCTGGGTCTGGGCGTAAGCGTACCGGCCAGGGGGCCGAGGAGTCTTGTACTGGGCACGGCAGGTAATGGGCAGTCGGGAAGACCCTATGTTGTGTCTAGTTCAACCACCGCCGCGTCGGAATTTGGCTCTGACGGAACCCTTACTCGTGGTATGTACGAGGTTCGGCAGGCAGGGTCTGAGAATGTGATTCTCTACCGAATTGGCGCTACCGCTGCATCTCTATCTGGTGTCGGCGATTCGACTGGCGTGGGTGGATATACCATCACGACTATCCGTAGGGATGCCGATGCCGGCTCGCTCTACACGATTTACTACGATGACTCTAGCGATAGGCTTGTTGTCTGGAATGCGACAACTGGTGTTGCGGTTTATGATAATGACACCACTGATCCAATCGATCTAGGTGAAGTGATTGTATCTGGTTCTAGAGCAGCGGGCGGAGGCCCTGACATTGCAGGTCCGTCGGTTGGTATCGCGATGGAAGACAGCGGCGCGGCCGTTCATACTGGCACGGTCTACACTGCCGGAACTGATGCAACTAGCCCATCCAGGATGGAGCTCTACCAGTATCTACACAAGGCGTATGCTGATCTTCTAGGACAGGACTTCGACTTTGCCATTCCGATGGATGTCTACCTGGATGATTTGAACTACGCTGATGGCAATACCTTTACCGCGGCTTACATTGCGAGCATCGTTTCTGGGGGCACTTACCCGACCGCCGCTTCGGCTGATGATATTTTGGGAGAGCTCTTTGTTGAGGAGTCCGCAGGCGACTATTACTTCTTCTGGGATCTCAATGGTGACGGCGTAGCGGAGATCTACCCGGATGGTGTTGGGTATGCATCTTCTACGATGAAGATTGACGGCAACACGCTAAGCGCTTCGGATTTCCACGAGGTCAACTTTGCGTATCAGCTAGCTTACTTCTGCCACGAGAACTCTGTGAACAACAAGTTCTGCCTTGGCTCGATTGGTACTCGACCACCGGCGTCTCTCGCTCTAGCAGACGTTTCTGCTTGGGTTGGAAAGCTACCGACATATACTACGGCTTCTACAGGAGCCAAGACCATCACCACGCCTAACAACAATGGCACCGGACTGCTTGGAAACAAGTTCAAGTCTGGAACCTATGCATTCCGTGCAGGACAGGCTTACGGCGGACTGATGCAGACCGACTCTGAGTTCCTCGATGGAACTGAGGCTTCCGATGACAACGGTGAGCCTATCGATATGGGTCGGTACATTTCTGTTGTGGCTGCGTATCTTAGGCTCT